CGTTGCGGTGGCGCAGGGTCCGCCACATCTTGGCCGGGTTGGGCGGCTGGATCTTCCACCAGGAGACGCAGCGCAGGGCCACCACCAGGGCGATGCCGACGAACACCACGGCCTCGATGCTGAGTCCTTCGGTGACGGTGAGCATGTGCGGCCAGATCTGGAGCAGGCACGACGGAATCAGCAGCGCCAGCAGGAACAGGTCTTTGTAGACGAAGCTGCGGCCCACGCTGTCGGTCCACCAGGGAGACGACAGCGTGTACTGGACCACCCACCACAACACAATGACGGTGCAGACGGCCAGCAGCCATCTGTCCATGTCAAGCCAGTCGTGCACGCTCATGTCTTAGCCTCGCTCCGCGCGCCCGGACCCTGGTCCCACCCGATGCCGAGCGCGTCCTTGATGATTCCTGCGAATCGGTTGTGCTGGTAGATGTCCTCCATGGGCTGGATCTTGCGCCTGGTCTCTTCCAGCGACTTCAGCGACTTGGCCAGCTCCCGGTCGGCCTTTTCCTCTGCTTTCTTGCTGTGCCACCAGTGCTTCACGGATGGTCACCGCCCTACGCGGTTTCTGAGGCGCGTCGGTCTTCTGCAATTTGCGTCAGTGCGGTCATAGCCTTGGTGCCCATCATGGCGGTCAGTTGCAAATCCGCGTTGCGTTGTCTTTCTACCTCCAGTGCCTTTTCGCTTTTCTCCAGTGCCCTTTGCACGGCCCTGTAGGAAAAGCCCGGCACCAGTTCTCCAATTACCAGCAAGATGACAACCACCCCGAGTGCCCCGAAATTTAGCAGCCACTCGGTAACGGAAGCCGACACCGCTCACCCCATCTTTCCCGGCGGCGGGGTCATCGGAGGCTTGCCAGGAGGCGTCGGTGACCCGGCCGGGGCCTGCTGGAGGTTGGGCCGAGCCGGTGCACCCGCCCTTGCACCGGCTGGCGGCGGGGGCCTGAGCCCGCCGTTCGTGTTGCCGTGCTGCTGGGCGATGTTGAACGCCGCGTTGACGCCGCCCTGGAGCGCGCCGATACCGGCGGCGGCCTCCGGGAGCATGCCAGGCGGCGGGTTGCCCGCTAGCTGCTCGGCACGCTGGGACGCCGTGGACACCAGGGCCTGGTGCACCTGGTCCACGTCAAGCTGGAGGATGGTGGCCATCCGCTCGGTGATCAAGTCGAGCACCGGCAAGGGGATGTGCAGTGCCGGGGCCGCCGCGAGCTGGCCGAACAAGGTCAGCAGGGCCTGGATCTGCTCGTCTTGCAGCGGGCCGAACTTGAACGTGGGGAACGTGGCCTTGGAGCCCCGGTTGATGATGATCAGCGGCCGGATCACGTCGTAGCTGATCGACTCGGCCATTTCCTTGGCCACGGCCTGCCGCGACTTGAGATAGAAGCTGGACTGGTCCTGCGACAGGGCGTAGCTGCCCTTGCCCCCGGTGGAGCTGCCGGTCAGCGCCATGAACCCGGCCAGGACGGAGTGCGTCTGCCAGCCTTCCAGGAATCCCAGCGCGTCGGAGAACAGCTTGCCGCCGTCGCCCTGGCTTTCCAGGATCTCGAACGCCTTGCCGTTGTCCGGGGCCCGCTCCAGGCCGACCACGCCGGACGACTTGAGCTGGGCGATGTCGGCGGCGCGGACGTTGGCCTCGTTTTGGTCGGTGCCGTAGACCACCGTGCGCGGCAGGGCCTGGTTTTCCAGGAAGTGGTACCACAGGTACAGCAGCTTCATCTTGGTCTGGTAGCACCAGTAGGACACCTCCATCTCGGAGGTGCCGGTCAGCGGCTCCATGTGCTTGCCGTGGGTGTAGATGTAGCTGCGGACCTTGGGAATGTCCACGTAGCCGGGCACCTTCTGGTGGCGGCTGGTCATCAGGTTGCCGCCGAACAACCACACCTGCTGCCGAAAGCCGTTGCCCTCGCCCGTGCGGTCGTTGTAGCGGGCCTGGCAGGTGGCCGGGGGACGGTAGCTGATCTTGTCGTAGATGATCGCCTCGTCGTCCTCGCGGACCTTGAACGTCTTCTCGAAAAACGCCCGGCGGTAGATCTGGGCGGAGGTAATCTGGCCGACCAGCTCGTGGATCGGCGTCTTCATCCCGCCCTCGGTGTCCGGGGTCATCAGCACCGAATTGATGAAGTCGGCCTCGCCCTTGTCGCCCTTGGCGGGCTGGATCGAATAGTCGGCCTCGCGAATCGGCAAGGTGAGCACGAGCTGGATGGCGTTACAGATTCCGTCGCGGCTGAACATGGTCTTCATGTCCCGCGAGGACCATTCCCCGTAATCGAATACGTCGCCGCTGCCGTAGTAGGCGAACAGCCGCTGGCCCCAGTCGAACTGCGTGCCCAGCTCCGGGCCCATCAGCGCCCGTCGGCCGCCGACCCGCTCCGAACCGACCGGGGCCAGGTCGGGGAATTCAACGACGTTCCCGCCGCCAGGCACCTTGAAGCCCTTGCCAGTCGCCACGTGGATCTACCTCCCTGCACAACAAGGTACAGGGAGGTAGGGAGGCAGACTAGCTTATGCCTGTCTAGTTGCTTGACTCGCCGTTGTCGGTGAGGTACTGCCGGGCTTCGTCGGTGCCCAGGTACAGCTCCAGCGCCCTCTTCAGCCCGCTAATATGCGCCTCGTTCTCGTGCGTGTCGTCGCGGTTGCGCCGGGTGCGAATCTCGCGCAGGATCTTCTGCGCGAAGTTCAGCCTCTCCGGTGCCCGCGCCGGGCCGTCCTCGGCCTCGGCCTGGGGCTGGGTGCGCCGCTCGTTCACGTCGTCGTAGGTGAACGGTTCCAGTGGCTCGTTCACGGCCATCTCCCTTATCGCTGGTGGGCGGCCAGGTCTTGCGCCGCCCACTCCTGCTCGGCTTCCCGGCTGGTCTGCGCGGCCCGCTGGCGGGCCTTTTGCGCCCGGTCGCTGGCCCGCACCGGTACCGGAAGAAGCGCTCGCCCTCCAGAGACACCTTCGGCTCTACCCCCACGATGCCCGCGTGGTCCAGGCTAAGTCCCTGGTAGCCGGCGTAGTCCGGGGTCCGTGGCAGGACCAGGCGCCGGATGTCCCCGTACTCGTCCTGCCCGGTGAACAGGGTCGTGGCGATAAAGGACAGCAACTGGCTTCCGGGACCGACAAGGACATTCTCCGGCCTGATCGACCATCCGTAGGCGGCGTTGAAGTAGGC